ATTCAGCAGATGGCCGGCAAGGGCGTTGTGTCGATGGAAGAACTGCGTCAGCAGTTGGGTGAAGCCGTTCCAAACGCCATCAACCTGATGGCTGAATCTGCCGGCCGCTCGACTCGCCAGTTCGCCAAGATGGTGAGCCAGGGCACGGTCGAAGCTACCGGCGCGCTGAACAGCATGTTCGCGGCGATGATCGTCGAGAACTATGGTGCGTCCAAGGAGATGATGAACACATGGTCGGGCATGCTCTCGCTGCTGAAGACCAAGTTCGAACTGTTCAAAGTCCAGATCGCCGGCGACGGCTCCACGGATGGCGACTTCTTCGCGGAAGCTAAGAAGAGCCTGCGAGAACTGATCGGCCTGTTCGACGAAATGGGCGCGAAGAAGTTGGCCAACAGTCTTGGCGAATCGCTTGCGTCCACAATCTCCGCTGTTCGTTCGCTGGTGGGCTTCTTCGAGGAGTACGGTCAGCAGATCAAGGTGACTGGCGAACTGTTGCTGTTCTACTTCGGCGCATCGAAGCTGGCCGCCCTGGGTTCGAGCATCAAAGGTGCGATGTCGGAGCGGGCTGCTCTGTACCGCGCCGAGGTGGGCGAAATCCGCGAGAATGCACGCCTGAAAGCCGGGTTGCTGGAATCGGAAGCCGAGGGTGTTCGTAGAGTTGCGGCCGAGCGCTACAACTCCGCGCAGAAGGCAACGCAACTTGCCGGCCAACTGTACGCCGAACAGGCTCGTATGGCTCGTCAGGTGGAGGTTCTGGAAGCGAAAGCTCCGGGGTGGTCGCAAGCCAAGATTGCTCGTCTCAACGAAGAGATTGCCAAGACTCGCGAAGCCATCACGGAGATTCAGACAAAAGCGGTGGCAGAGCGAAACGCCGCCATTGCCATGCAGGAAAGCGCTGCGGCTGCCGATCGCGTGGCTGCGGCTGTTCGTGCGGGCACATCGGTCAAAGCGGCCGACATTGCGCTGATTCAAGCGACAGCCAACCACTCGAAAGAGGTGGTGTCGCAGTTGAACCAAAAGGCTGCTGCTGCGGTCAAAGCAACGACCGGCCTGACCGCTCTGGGCACCGCTATGCGCGGTTTTAACGTCATCGTGAGCGCATTCGGTGGCTGGATCACCATCGCAATCACCACCCTGGCGTACCTGGGCGAAAAGCTGTACGAGTTCCTGAATCGCTGGGAGCGAGCCGACGAGATTGCCAAGCGCATCAAGCGCGGCATTGCCGACACGGCCGACCTGACGGAAAACGCCAACCGTGTCGCGGAACTGAACAAGAAGATCGCTTCCGCCGAAGCCTACTTCAACAGCACGTCGCGTCCGAAAGACAATCCGAACATCGACCCGAACTCTGGCCGTGGTGTCGCCCTGCGCAACGCTCAGAAGGATTACGACGCTCGCAAGGCGCAGTACGAGAAGGACTTGAAGCTGCGCGACGACATGATTGGCCGGATGCGAGAGCAGACCGCCATCATTGACCGTGAGGAGACTCGCGCTCAGGCTGCTGCGTTCAAGGACTCGGTGGTCGATCGGATCACCAACAGCCTGAAAGAAGACCGCAACAAGATCGCCGACCTGCGAAAGCAGCGCGACGAGGAGGTTGCCAAGCTGATCTCGTCCGGCGCGAGCGAAGACAAGATCATCGCCGTCGAGAAGCGCTACAACCAAAAGATCAACGCCGCACAAAAGGAGGCCGTGAGCCGCCGCGTCTCAGAACTTCAGGCTGAAGTTCGTCGTCTTGACGACGAGATGAAGATTGCCAACGAGGATCAAAAAGGCATCATTCTGGCGAAGAAGGAGGCTTTGACCAATGAGGTTGACGGTCTTCTGACGGAGTGGAAGAAGTACGCCGGTATTGGCGAAAAGCTGGGCACGATCAGCACCGTCAAGAAAGTCGAGAACCAGAAGAAGGAAAGCCCGCTGATCCGCGAGGCTGAAGCGCTTGAGGGCGATCTGGAGCAGGCGAAGCTCAAGCTGAACAACTATGCGGAAGGCGTGCGCGATCTGGCTCGCATCCGTCAAGAAGCAACCGTCTCCTTCCTGAAGGAAGCAGCGTCCGGCAAGTTCGATGTCAGCAAGGGCACGAACTCCGAAACTGGCGCGATCGAGATGGACTACTTCGGAAAGCTCGAAGAGCGGAAGAAGTATTTCGATCTGTTCAAAGAGCAAGTCCTGAGCGGCAAGAAGACCGTTGAGGAGTTCATCGGCAGCCTGAAAGGTCTGAGCGCGGCCGAGCAAGAGCTTGCCATCCGCATCATCAACGCGAAGTCGGGCATCGAGAACACGGCCGCTCAACAGCGCGCCTTGGGTGATGCTTCGCGCCAGGCCGCCGCTGCTCAAGAGAGCATGAATGCGGCGATGGTGCGTCTTGAGTCGGAGGGTCTTGCCAAGGCAGACCAGTCTCTGACCACGATGTATAAGCACTTCGAACGTCTGGGCAAGCAAGTCCTGCAAGCAGGCAAGGACTACGCCGAGTATCGCAAGCTGCGTGGTGAAGCGCTGGCCGACACCGTGATTGCTTCCTCGGTGAACTTCGCTGCGGACGAGCAGAAGAAGTTCCGCGACTCGCAACTCGAAGTTATCAAGGCGACACAGACCGCGACAGAGGCCAAAGACGCCGAGCATCGCAAGCGCCTGGAAGAGATCAACGCCCAGGAGAAGGCTCAGGTTGCCGCAATCCAGAAGATTCTGGATCAGGAAGAACTGTCGGCCGACAAGCGCAAGCAGCTTGAGGATGAAATCTCTCGCGTTCGCGCCAGCGCCAGCTTGGGTCGTCAGGCTGAAATCAACCGTGACCGGATTGCACGGCAGACTGAGCTTGAAAAGATGGTGGTCGGTTGGAAAGACACGACCGAGCAGATGAACAAGCTGACGGCGCAGTGGGCCAACACCATCATCGACAACATCGCTCTGGCCACTACGGGCGGCAAGGTCGAGTGGCGCAAGATGGTCGCCGACATGGCCATGCAGGTTTACAAGGTGTTCCTGCAACGTCAGTTCGCGGAACCCATCGCCAACATGATCGGAGGTTTCGGCAAGGCAATCACCCAGGGCATCGAAGCCGCGAATCCGCGCAACACCGGCACTCTGGCAGCCAAGACCGCCGGCGATGTGGTGAATGAGTCCATGAGGAATCTGAAGGAAGCGACCGACAAGGCCGGCGGTGCAATGGATTCTCTGAGCGATAACGCCATCGTGCGGTTCGCCCAGAGCATGTGGCAGAGCATCAAGAACATGCTGTTCGGCGAGACGGTGGAGCAGACCAAGAACGCCACTACCGTGACCGCCACCACAACGCTTGGAACGCTGACCGCAGCGGCCCAGGCCGCCGCATATGCTCTGATGAACGTGGCCACGGCAAGCGGCGTCAAGGGCATCACCGGCCTGTTTGGTGGGCTGGGCGGCTCTGAGGGCGGTGCGGTGCTGGACTCGACCGCAACTCAAGTCCTGCCAGTCACCATGACCGCTGCCAACGGCGGCATCATGAGCGACTATGGCCCCCTGTCTCTGAACAAGTACGCCAATGGCGGCATCGCTACTGGCCCGCAACTGGCGCTGTTCGGCGAGGGTCGCATGAACGAGGCGTATGTGCCGCTGCCTGACGGCCGCAGCATTCCCGTGACCATGAAACTCCCGCCGAACGTGGGGCAGGGCGCTGGCAACGTGAACATCAGCATTGTGGTGAACAAGGATGGCTCGACGACTGACGCTGCCGGCGACGACCCACAACGCTGGAAAGAACTCGCAGGCAAGGTGCGTGACGTGGTTCGCGGCGAACTTGTGAACCAGCAGCGCCCTGGCGGCTTGTTGGCTAAGTAACCCATGACTTATAATTGCCAACATGACTAAGCCTGTGTTCACCTGGCATCCGGATCGCGGATCGCAGCAGGATGTAAAGCCAAACGTGAACGTCACCAAGTTCGGTGACGGTTACGAGCTTCGCACGCCTGCGGGCATCAACTACAAGCCGGCGAACTGGAGCTTGAAGTTCGAGCGAAACCAGGAAGTGATCGAGGAGATCGTCGCGTTCCTTGAAGAGCGCGGCGGTCATGAATCCTTCACCTGGACAACGCCGCTGTCGAAGACCGGCACCTGGGTCTGTCGGCAGTGGAAAACCGCCCAGAACGGCGGAACGCTGGAACTGACATGCACCTTTGAACAGGTCTTCGAGTATTGAAATGACGATCGCGGCCGAACTCCAATCGTTGTCGCCGTCGGCTTTGGTCGAGCTTTTCGTGCTTGACCTGAGTTCGCTGCCGAACGGGCAACCGCTGCGCTTCCACGCCGGCACGAACGAGCTTCAACAGCCTGTTGTTTGGCAGGGCGAGACGTACTACCCGCTGCCGATCGAGGCCGAAGGTTTTGAGCTTTCAACCAAGGGCGCAATGCCGCGCCCCAAGATTCGAGTGGCCAACATCAACGGCATGTTCTCGGCGGAGATCAGGAACTATGATGACCTGATCGGGGTGAAGTTGATTCGCAAGCGCACTTTTGTGCGATACCTCGACGCAGTGAACTTTGCGAGTGGAAATCCCGAAGCCAATCCCAACCAGAGTCTGATCGACGACCTGTGGTATGTGGAGCGCAAGCTGACGGAAAACCGCTACGTGGTCGAGTGGGAGCTTGCCTCTGCATTCGACCTTCAAGGCGTGATGCTGCCGGCTCGTCAGGTCATCCAGAACACATGCGGCTGGCGGTATCGCGGCGCGGAGTGCGGCTGGAACGGCTTCTACATCGACAAGAACGACCAGCATTGCAGCCAGGCGGACGACTTCTGCTCCAAACGTCTGTCGTCCTGCAAAGCGCGATTCGGCGCGATGGGGATGACGCTGCCATATGGGGGCTTCCCAGGATCGGTGCGAAATGACCAGAACGTCTGATCTTGAAGCCATCATGCGCCAAGAAGGCGTGGCCAACTATCCGCTCGAAGCCTGTGGAGTGGTCGTTGCGATCGGCTCTCGCCAGCGAATCATCATCTGCAAGAACGTCGCGGACAATCCGCGCACCAACTTCCGGATCGACCCGATGGAATACATCGAGGCTTCCAAACTGGGCGAGGTTGTCGGCATCTGGCACACGCACGTCGATGTGCCGCCCAATCCGTCTGAAGCGGACGTTGCCGGCTGCAATGCGTCCAAGTTGCCGTGGTACATCCTGTCTGTCTGGAACTCGGCAGAGGGGCTGACTTGCACGCCAATCGTGACGCTCAATCCCGAAGTGGTTGAGGAGGCTTACGAAGGGCGCACATATCTCTACGGCGTCAATGACTGCTACACGCTCGTCCGCGACTACTACCGCAAAGAGTACGGCATCCACCTGGGCGAATACCCAAGAGTGGAGCGCTTCTGGGAAAAGGGCCTGGATTTCTTCGCAAATGGGTACGGGGAGCAGGGCTTCGAACTGCTGATCGACAAGGAGCCGCAAGTCGGCGATCTGTTCATCATGCAGGTGGGCGCAACGCTGCCCAATCACATCGGCATCTACATCGGAAACGATCAGATTCTTCACCACTGCCAGGGCCGGCTGTCTCGCACCGACCAGTACGGCGGAATGTGGGCAAAACATACGTCGCATCACCTGCGACACAAGGAGCGCAAATGACGATTCAGGTCGTTCTGGAAGGCGCTCTGGGCAAGGAGTTCGGGCGCGAATGGTCGCTTGAGGCAACCTCGGTTCCAGAAGCGCTTCGCATCATCGACGCGAACAAGCCTGGGCTGTTCGCCTGGGTGCGCAACTCGCTCAAAGCGTTTCCATACTACAAGGTCGTGTGCGAGTACGCAGACGGTCGAAAGGAAGAGCTTGACAACGATACGCTGTGGGTTGAGCGCAAGCCGCAGACGGTCTATGTCGTGCCCGTGATTGAAGGTGCAAGTTCGGGCGTTCGGTTCGTCGTCGGCGCTGTCTTGGCTTATGTCGGCTACTCGATGGGCTGGACGGGCATCGGTGCAGTGGTCGGCAACATCGGCGTCTCTATGATGCTTGGCTCGGTCGTGGAAGCCCTGACCCCGAAACCTCAAAACAATGATCCTGCGCAACGCAAGGACAAGACTTCTTACTACTTCGATGGCCCCGTGAACACATCCGTTCAGGGCGTTCCTGTGCCTCTGATCTACGGTCAGATTCGGGCAGGCTCGCATGCGATCTCCGCATCGCTGACCATTGACCAACTGCTGTGACGGAATCATGAAGGAAGAAGAAAAGCAAATCGTGATTGCCGGCGCGGGTGGTGGCGGCAAGGGTGGCGGCGGTGGCGGTCGTCAGGCTGTAGAGGCGGAAGATTCGCTCCAGTCGCGGGCGATGATCTCGCTGCTTGACCTCGTTGGCGAAGGCGTCATCGGTGGTCTTGTCAATGGCGCGCAGTCGATTTTCTTGGACGAAACGCCTCTTGCGAATGCAGACGGCTCGTACAACTTCAATGGCGTGTCTTGGGACGCCCGCTACGGCACTCAGGATCAAGACGTGATCGAGGGCTTCTCCGATGTGGAGACGCCCTACAACGTGAGTGTTCAAGTCAAGAAGACTTCGCCGCATGTCATCACGGTCAACGCTCCGTCCACCGACGCCGTGCGCGTGGTGGTGTCGCTCCCGTCTCTGCGCCAGCAGGACAAGACAACTGGCGACATCAACGGCACGTCCGTCTCGTACAAGTTCAGCATTTCCGTCAATGGCGGAGCGTATTCTGATGTCGTGATCGACGGCGATTCCACGCTGACCATCACCGGCAAGACAAACTCGAAGTATCAACGCAGCCACGTCATTCGCCTGCCGAAGCCTGCCGGCGCAATCTCGTGGAACATTCGAATGACGCGCATCACCGATGACGCGCCGGACGCTTCTTTGTCCAACGAAACGTGGTTCGACTCTTACACCGAGATCATGGAGTCGAAGCTGTCGTATCCGAACTCGGCCATTGTGGGCGTTCGCATCGACTCGGCGCAATTCAACCCCGTCCCACAGCGCTCGTACTTGGTCAACGGCCTCTACATTCAGGTGCCGTCCAACTACGATCCGGCGACTCGCGGCTACTCCGGCATCTGGAACGGCGGTCTGAAGGTCGCGCTGTCGAACAACCCTGCGTGGGTGCTGTACGACCTCCTGACAAACACGCGCTACGGTCTGGGCAACTACATTCAGCCGGCACAGATCGACAAGGCGAAGCTGTATCAGATCGGCAAGTATTGCGATGAACTGGTGCCTGACGGCTTCGGCGGCTATGAGCCGCGCTTCGTCGTCAACACGGTCATTCAGACACAAGCTGAAGCCTACAAGCTGATTTCCGACCTGACATCCGCTTTCCGTGGCATGGCCTACTGGAACGGCGGTATGGTCGGCTTCACGCAGGATAGTCCGACCTCGCCCTCGATGATCTTCACACCGTCGAACGTGATTGACGGCATGTTCAACTACACGGGTTCGGCGCGACGCGATCGCCACTCCGTTGTGAACGTGACGTGGAACGATCCGCAGGACAAGTTCAAGCAGAAGATCGA